TTCTCAAGTTCATCATTGGTGACATTACCGAACATCTTCTTTTATTCCTCGCAGAATTGGGCGGACATTCTGTTACAGATAAGCAAGCTGAAGTGGTACTCGAAGGCATTACGGGCCATATCGACGCCGACATCGACGGAATAACAATCGATGTTAAATCAGCGTCTCCCCACGGATTTAGAAAGTTCAAAAACAAGACACTTGTTGATAACGACAGCTTTGGCTACATTGAGCAGCTTTCTGGCTATTGTATTGCTCGTAATACTGACGGTGCCTTTCTTGCTATGGATAAAGTTAGCGGAGAGCTTGCATATCTGCCGTTAAGTCGAGAAGAAGCAAACACAATTAACATTCATGACCGTATCGAGTATCTTAAATCTGCTGTAATGTCAGATGTTATTCCCGAGCGGTGCTATTCAGACGAACCGGAAGGTGAATCTGGTAATCGCAAACTCGGTGTAAATTGTAGCTATTGTCAATTTAAAGAAATGTGCTGGAAAGACAGCAATAATGGGCTAGGTCTTCGGACTTTCTTGTATGCAAGAGGGCCAGTATTCCTAACTCAAGTAAAAAAAGAACCGAAAGTGTACGAGGTCAGCAAGTTCTGATCTACAACAATAATAAGGAGAACACAGAACATGGATGACAACGTCTTTCAGCTCGGTCAAATTAAGGGTGGCAAGCCCGAAGCCGATCAACTGCCAAATAACGAATATTTGATTGTTGATAAAAATCAAGATGAACACTATCATAAGGGTTTTCTTTTGTTTACATCTCAACACGTAGCTATTATGCAAGACCGAAACGATCACACTATTCCTGTTTTTATGATGCCTCTTGCAGAATTGGCATTTCTTGAAGTTGTAGACGACGAAGAAATTATTGACAACTAATGGGGTATCGTAACCCTTTTGAGCGAGGCCTAGCAATTCAGCTGGAAATTGCTGGAATAAAGTTCGGGTATGAGACACGAAAGATTGATTATACCATCAATCATGTCTATAATCCGGACTTTATTTTAGACAATGGTATTATTATTGAAGCTAAAGGCCGCTTTATGCCGGGTGATGTGTCAAAAATGCGAGCAGTTAAAGCTCAACACCCCGAGCTAGATATTAGGTTTGTATTTCAACAAGCCGACAAACCAGTTCCCGGACAAAAACAAACCCACGCAGAATGGGCAACGCGCCATGGATTTCCTTGGGCGGATAATAGGATACCTGAGGCATGGTTAAATGAGTAAAATCCTTTGTTTGGACATAGAATGGTCGCCCGCTAAAGCTTATGTTTGGAAAATGTGGGATGAGAATATAACCCCAGATAAGCTAATTGACCCGGGTGGTCTCTTGTGTTTCTGCGCTCACTGGGTCGGTTCAAAAGAGTTCATTTTTATGTCTGAATGGGAACACGGTAAACACGAAATGGCAGTGGCTCTAAGAGAACTTCTCGATGAAGCAGACGCTGTTGTTGGTTACAACTCAAACAAATACGACCTACCGAAAATTAAAGGTCACCTTTTGCTTGAGGGTCTTAAGCCTTTTGCGCCCCCAACTTCCATTGATCTAATTAAGACCGTAAAGGGTCTTGGGTTTGTCATGAATCGATTGGCCTACATCGCTCCGCTTTTAAATATTGGAAATAAAATGAAGCATGAGGGTTTTACACTTTGGCGGTCTGTTCTTGATGGTGACGTTGCTGCTCAAGCTCGAATGCGAAAATATTGTATTCAAGACGTCAAAGTTACTTTAGCCCTGTATAATAAGATTAAACCGTATATTCTGAATCACCCACATTTAGGAGACAACAAAAGCGATTGCGGGGTTTGTGGGTCTAATCACCTTCAATCTCGGGGTTATCGTCGAACTAAATATTTTAAAACTCAGCGCTTTCAGTGTCAAGATTGCGGTGGGTGGCAGACTGGAGCGAGGACTAAAATTGCTTGATCAAGAAACCGTTGATGAATTGTTAGCTCAAATTGATGATCGTTTTACAGCGGATGAAATTCTAGAAATTCTTTGTGTTACCACGGATGATGTGTTCGATAAGTTTTATGATCGCATATTAAAAGTTAACTGGTCGGAATTTCTATAATGGGTCCTTGTGCTAAACAAACCGTAAAATGCACGTTGGTTACAGCAGATGGTGGACATATTGTTGGAACCAACGCTTGCATGAATCCTCAACTAATTTGCCCGCGAGAACCCGGCGAGGGTTACGCTAAATGCCATTCGGTGTGTGCTCAACTTGGTCACGCTGAAGAGCAGGCTCTGAATTTGGCGGGGTCAAAAGCTTTTGGTGCTCACGCTTATGTTGAAGGACATGTTTGGGCGTGTAAATCCTGTCAAATTAAACTGTTTGAACGTGGAGTATCGGCATTGACAATAGGAGCACCACCTGCTAATTTCCGACTATAAAACCCGCAAAGCTACGCCCATATTTTCTGGTGTCTTGCAATATTTTCCGCTAGCAATTGCAGCGGTCGCTCGTCTTTCACAAATTGGTAATGATAAACATAACCCAGGCGAACCTCTTCATTGGGCTCGTGACAAATCTACTGATCACGGTGATTGTATCGTTCGACATCAATTAGATTTTGATCAGATCGATTCTGACACCGGAGAATATCACGCGGTTGCAGTGGCTTGGCGAGCACTAGCTCAACTTCAGCTGTTGGAAGAAAAGAAATATGATAACAATAGTTGATCCGCCGTCCGGTTGGCGCTACGGATTTCCAGCGCCGTTGACAAATGATTATAGAGGCCAACTTAGATTGGCCGGCTATCCGGAAAAAGACATAGAATTTGCACTAGCTCATAGTAGATACTGGGGATATGAAGATGACCAAGGGGATGAACAGTCTAGACCCCAAGGACAGACGTCGTCAACGTAGACGAAACCACATTGTTAAAGACCTTAAAACCGATAAATACAGACAACAAATCGTTCCAAATAAGAGACGAAAAAAAGAATACTATATTGAAGAAGGGGACGAAGATTAGTAGTCACAGTATGACAGATTTTCAGAAATTTATTGCTTACAGTCGATACAGCCGTTGGCTTGAGGACGAGAAGCGTCGAGAAAACTGGCCCGAAGTGGTTAGTCGATATGTCCATTGGATGACAATGCACATCCGTGACAAGCATGGTTTTGATATTGTTAGCAATGGCGATGCCGTTCAGATGTATAAAGCAATTCATGATCTTGAAGTTATGCCATCTATGCGGTGCTTGATGACTGCTGGGCCGGCATTGTCTCGTACTCATGTTGCGGGTTATAATTGTGCTTATCTAACTGTCGATAATCTCCGAGCTTTTGATGAAGCAATGTTTATTCTTTTGTGCGGCACTGGTGTTGGGTTTAGCGTCGAACGTAAATACACTGACCAACTGCCTGTTGTCGGTAACCTAATCGAAGGAAAAGATCTTGAAATTGTCGTGGCTGATTCAAAAGAAGGGTGGGCCTCCGCTGTGCGGCGTGCTATCCATTACTTTTATGAAGGTTACAACGTCAAGTTTAACGTCGCTGGAGTTCGCCCTGCTGGCGCTCGCCTCAAAACGTTTGGTGGACGTGCGTCAGGACCGCTTCCCCTACTCGATTTGGTTGATTTTATCGGTCGAACGATCAAAAACGCAAGAGGACGCCGCCTAACATCTCTTGAATGCCATGACATTATGTGCAAGATTGCAGATGTTGTTGTAGTTGGTGGGGTTCGTCGATCAGCTATGATTAGTTTGTCTGATCTAGAAGACAACAAAATGAGAGATGCCAAACATGGCGAATGGTGGGTTGACAATGGACAACGAGGACTATCAAATAACAGTGCTGTTTACTTGGGACGCCCAGCCGTTGGGGAGTTTCTACGAGAGTGGCTCTCACTCTATGACAGCAAAAGTGGAGAGCGAGGATTATTTAACCGTGAAGCGTCTATGCTCCAAGCTGGACGAAATGGACGACGCGACACTTCTTACGAGTTTGGTACAAATCCCTGTTCTGAGATTATTCTTAGACCAAATCAATTCTGTAATCTTTCTGAAGTCGTCGTACGAGCTGGAGATACTCTTCAGGATTTGGAACGAAAAGTCCGCATCGCCTCAATCCTTGGAACTTTCCAATCCACGCTTACTGACTTTAAATATCTTCGCCCAATATGGAAGCGAAACACTCAAGACGAACGTCTACTGGGGGTCAGCCTCACCGGAATCCTCGACCATGCTGAACTCGCCTATCGACCAGACTGGCTAGAGCATCTTAAAAATGTTGCTGTTAATACAAATAAAGAATACGCAGATCTGCTAGGGATACAACCCTCTGTCGCTGTCACTTGTGTTAAACCGTCCGGTACTGTCAGTCAGCTGGTGGATAGTGCTAGTGGTCTTCATCCTCGGCATAGCAGTTACTATATTAGAACTGTACGAGGCGACAAGAAAGATCCGATTACCCAGTTTATGATCGATCAAGGTATCCCTAATGAACCAGACGTCACCAAACCAAACGACACAGTTGTATTCAGTTTTCCACAGAAAGCGCCAGAAGGTGCAGTCACCCGAGACGATATTACCGCCCTTGAACACCTCGACCTCTGGAAAACAAACCAACAGTATTGGTGCGAACATAAACCGTCAATTACTATATCGGTGCGAGAAAACGAATGGTTTGACGTCGGAGCTTGGGTCTATCGGAACTTTAACTCCACATCCGGAGTAAGCTTTCTACCACATTCTGAACATACTTATCGTCAAGCACCTTATCAAGAAATAAGCGACAGCGAGTATGAAGAATGGCTAGAACGTATGCCGACTTTTATTGATTGGTCAAAACTAGCCGAGTATGAAAAAGAAGATATGACAACCGGAAGTCAAGAATATGCATGTGCATCGGGATTTTGTGAGATTGTCTAGTACAGGTGCAGAAACACCCCTGGGGCGATCAGCTTCCAGTACGTACAAGGGCTAGACAAGGGAAAGGCCACTAAGGGGAAATCCTTAGTGGCCTTTTTTTAATAACGCTTGTTAGTTCCGCCCTTACCCATTGGTTCGGTATTTCGCGGATTAACGCCAGCGACGCCTACGGTCCGAGGTCGATTTGGAGTAAATTGTTTAGGATTCGGACCACCAAAAGACCACTGATTACCTTGGTCAATCGGATTTGGCGATTGATATGGACCACCTCCTTCCTGGGCACCACTGGTGCGTTGCGGCCCCGCAAAAACTGTCGGCTTAGCTGCCGGCAACGTTTTCGGCGTGGGCAGCCGTTTTGGTTGCATCATTTTCAAGGTTGGTCATCCTTTTCTGTTTGTAGTTGTTGTAAAGCCCATTCGTGAGCAGCTTGAAGTCTTGCAGTATTAACCGCACAGATTTCAGCGTCTGACCCACTAATCGTTATTTGGACAGGAAGGTAGGCGTCTGCACCGGGTCCGTCAACGCTTTGGGGGGTTGAAAGTTGATTATCACCGGCTGAGCTGGAACCACTTTTATTGGCGCTGTAGCGCATGAGACTAGCATTATATTTAACAAGCAAAGCGTTATAATTTGTATCGGCTTCATGTTTAGCTGCCTTACTCTCGGTTTGAAGTTGTTGTTTAATGTTTTGTTCTGTTTGATTTGCAGCAGCTTGAGCTGCAATAAATTTATTATTGTCTGCTTTATGCGCAGCAACCTCTTTTACATAATTAGAATGCTCGTGGTAGATGGCGTATCCGCCGCCCACTTGAAGCAAGACCAAAAATGCAATTAGCCAAATTTTCCAGTTTTTAATGATATTTTGAACAAGCGATTGCACTATTGGCCAAACACTCTCAAAAACACTACCAATATTAAACGCTGAAATAAATTTACTTAGAAACGGAATTAGAAACGCTAACATCAGTCAGCCCTTTCATGCAAATATTGTATTCTTCTTTTCGTCTGTTAAAAAGACCAACAGAATATTTCTTACCAACATAAGAATATTTAAGCAAATCTGTACAACCAGCTTTGTAGTTTCCCGCGTTAAAATTTCGAGCAACCGAGCTTTTATCATAAGTTCCTACACCAACATTATAACTAAAGCTGATTGCAGCGGCTAATATGTATGGATGATTAATTAGGTCGGGGGAATATCTTAAAACACCGTTAGCCGCTTTAGTGGCGTCTTCTTCAGCTATAGCATAACACTGGTCAGTTGTATAATACGTATTAACTCTAACATCTGGACCAGTATGACCATAACATATGGATAAGACACCCCCAATATCCGGGTAAGTCTTGTGTTTTAGCCCTTCAAACTTTTGTATTTGAGGGACAGCCAAAGCCAAAGCAGCTGCAAGGGCGCTACCAGCAATAAGTTTTGATTTTTGGTCGGCCATTATAGGTGCGGCTTATTAAAATAACCAGTAATTAATGTAATTAGACCAATAACCCCAGAACCCACAATAAGTGAAATCAAGCCAAGAGCCCCTGCACTCTTGTGTTTAAGTTCAAGGAGTTCGTCTAGTTTTACATTAATCTCTTTTACATCGATCTCATATTGATTAAGTCGTGTTTCAAGAATTGCAATACGTTCTCCAAGAGGTAGCCTTTCATTATTGTCCAAAAAGTTTCTCCTTCGCGGCTTTTTTCGCGGCACTTTGTATAGCGCGAACAGTAATAATTTTATCTTGATCAGACATTTGTTGCCACTGAGGGGTACTCATTACTTGGCTAACTTGGTTTACAATGTTTGTTCCGGCTTCATGTTGATAGTTTTCAAATTGTTCGGTCGTCAACCTAGTTCCGTTAATTGTATGAGCAACCGGAGTAATAATTGCACTTGGCACCAGCTTAGCAAGACGTTCAAGCTCTTGTTTGGCAGGGTCAGTTGTTTCTTGTTGTCCATTACCCTCAAGACCCGGTATTACCGTATGAACACCGGTTGCGCTGGCTCCTGTAGGCATTGGATCACCATAAACTGAATATTTAAGCGGCAATGTTTGGCTCAAACCAGGTATAGCTGATTTAACACTGTTAGCCATTTGAGCGGTGATATTACCAGGCTCATCTGGGGTTGTGTCTCGTTGATTCGGGTCAAACATTGTACGGTTAAGTTGGTTAATACCGTTCGGAACAAAAGTTTTGGCTTCATTGCCGACAAATTGAGACAGTTGTTGTCCAGCACCCTCGCCCCTAGCATCAACAGCAGCCAATGCTGGAGCGACATCGTGAATCCAAGACGACTCCTCAAAATCATGCAATACTGAACCGAGAGCTAATTTAAGACCAACCCCAACATTATTTATCCAGCTTGGTCCGTAATTCTTGGATATACCTTCTTCATACGCTTTACGCATGTCTTTAATCATTTGAGCGGTTGAATTGTGCATATCAAACGGGTTAAGAGACATGTTAAGAGTGCCGCCAGTATTATAGCGGCCATTTTCATGAACTGCATCAGCAGCCCAACCACCAGCTTGTAACTCTTTTCTTTTGTCGGCATTATCCGGACCTTCGCCGGTAAGCAAATCTTTGGTTTCAGCCGCAGCACCCCACATCAGACCAAGCTTAATAGTACCATAAGCCATGCGAGCAATTGCAGTATGAGCATCGGGGCCGCCAGCAGCAAGTGTTTTCCAAGTGTCAGGATTTAACAACGGAAGAGGTGAGCGCTCGATAGTCCGAGTTAACAAACTATTAGAAGCCACGCGCAAAAATGGTGCAAGGTTTTGAGCGGTAAAAGCACCAATTCTTTCTGGCACGGTCATATTAGGATGATAACCGCGAGCTTTGTCGAGCCACCCAGTGAGCTGATTTGTATTAAGCAACAGCGATTTTTCACCGGCAGCTTGAGCGACAGTAAGCATTTTGGGTGTCGGATTATGAGCGTAACTAGCACCCAAAGTTGCTACGTCGTCTGGTGTATACGGTTTACCAGAATTCTTGAGATCTTGGGCAGCTTGTCTATAACCAAGACCGTAAAGCTCTTGAGCGACTGCATGAGACCTAAAGAAAGTATCTTGGGCTGTAATTAAATCTGTTGGTTTAGACAACAAACCAATACGAGGATTACCAGATGCTCCATAAGAATCTTTAGCCGCAGTTACAAGTGTTCGACCATTAGGAAGTACAACCGAGCCTTCGCCGGTTTGAGCAGCATGTAGGGTTTTAACATAAACTTCATGACTAAAGACAGAACGCATCGCACCCCAAATTCGTCCGACAGCTTCTTCAGCAGGAACGCCCGGTCTTATTTTTTGACCAGTAAGCGATTCGATAGTGTTGTAAAGCTTACCAATTGGATAAGCCAAAGCATGATCAATGACGTTTTGTCCAATTCCGGTCATCATGTCTAGCGGAGCTTTAACGTGAGTACTCAAAGCTGACAGCATGGCATTAAAATGAAATGAACTTAAATATTGTTCCCAATAGGGTTTGTCTACACCGGCAATTTTAATTCGTGCACCAGCTTTATTGCCGCTGTTCATTAGGTCTTTAATGCTTTGAGCAAATTGCATAAACTTAACTGGGTCATCAGCCAACGATGCAAGACCAGAACCCTGAGCCCTAAGGCGTTCAGCAACTTCATCCATTGTAGCGTTTGAATAAGAACGCGCAACCTTAGAAACGTTAAGTGCTCGTGCAATGTCAGCCCGAGTTCCTTTAACACGAGCATTCAGGTAATGAGAATCAGCAAGCGTACTGATGTAAGCCATTTGATCCGCCATTGTCCAATCTTTAGTACCGAGTCGATTGTTTAGTTCACTTAATTTCATATCAGCCATATTAGCAGCTGCTTGCATACGAGCAAGTTTAACCGACAAACCTTCGGTAGATCCTAGGTCTTTTATTTGACTGGGTTTAAATCCAGCACTCAAAGCTGCTCTACGAACTTCATCCCATGTTTGAGTTGTAGGCGTATAATGCTCATCAAGTGAATGATATATGCGTTCAAGATCATCAGATACGTAATCTTTAGACGCGGCCAACTGACTGCGGTTCATAAAGTTTAAAGTACCGTCAGCACGAGCTTCAGCTTCTGTACGATATTGAGGTGTAACGGTTTGTTGCTTCATAGATGCCGGAAATTGAGTTCTTGCAAGTTCAAGAACATTTCGACGGTAATCCGGGTCAGACCAAAAACGCGGGTTTGCTTTTAGCCGTTCCAACTCATCAATTTTTTCTGGGTCTGTTAATTCTCGACCAAGCGCATCCTTGCGCATAAAACTAATCGGATTGTCGGCACGATCTTGAACCGACATTCCCGCACGAGCTTCGGTAGCACGAGCCTCTTGTTCTATCGGACTGCGTTCATAATCTAAATAAGACGCATGTTGATTTCCGTCTTCTGGTCCAATTTGCCCTTCAATATGTTGAATAGCATGTTGAGTTTCATGAAGGATTGTAGAACGCGGATCTGGGTCATGTGTGTTGAGATACATGCGGTTAGTTTTAGGACTATAAGCACCCGACAAGCCGCTACCCGACATATCCGTATGAACAGTTTTTACGTCTCGTAGTTGAGGATATTGTTCATACAGATCCGGGTGAGACATAGTTTGTCCGAGTGTACCCATACGAGGTCCGGATATGTCAGCACCTTGGTCGCTTATTTCATTACGAACATTACCATCAGATCCAGTAAAAGCTGTCGGATGATTAGGGTCAAATCCGGTTGCTTTTTGTCCAATAAACATGTTCTTGTTAACAGAATTTGTATTAAACCCATTAGCCCGAACGTCTCGGCCTTTGCCGTTGATAACAGCATCGTGAGCCATAGCCAAAATGTTACGAACTTCAGCGTCACTATAAGACAAATTCAAACCCATTTTACGCCCAAACCGACGCAAAGTACTGGTTATAGCATCCGACAAAACTGGTTTCATGGTGCCAGATTGGGACATCTCAGCAAGCACTTCTTCGGCTGCTCTGGTCCGGTCTCCACCATAAGCACCTGGATTAGCTTTTTGCCAAGCAGTTACATCTCGACCAAATTGACCAACATTACGGTCGGTTAAAGTTCGAAGCGTAGAATCCAGGTTATTACCAAATGTTTGTTGAAGACCATAATGCCCAAGAGCTTCATGATACACAACAGCATTCAAAGTTTCAGGGCTATCAATTTTATTGGCAAAAATACGAACTTTATTATCTGGTGCAACAAAACCCAATACGCCCGGATCATCTGCATGTTGATCAAGAGCGTGAGCAAGCATATGAGGATCTTGAATATCACCAATATGGTTGATGACCTCAAAATCGGGAGAATTTTTCCAACCTGCTGTAAGGTTGGTTATATGGTCTTGAACAGCTTGACGTTGATCAACCTCACCAAGCGGTGGAGGAACCGGAGGAGCTACTTCAGGATTATCTCGGTTTTTAACAAATTCGTGAATATCGGCGTGCTTGGGTGGGGTAATATTTGTACCCTGATAAGCATTAAATATGTCTTGTTCATTACCGGTATGCCAAGCATCATTAATTTGTTTAGCTACCTCTGGTGTCGGTTGACCGCCGGTAAGAGGTGTCGTGCGGCCCATTGGGGTAGGATTGGGAGTTGTGTCCACCCCGCGATTAGCAAATAAACTAGTAACAAAATCACTAACAACAGGATGAGCGGCTCCAAAAGCCCCAGCAAAAGCAGCAGATTCAAGATTACGTTTAACATCATATTGTTTCGCCATGCCGGTCGCAATATCGGCCAATTGATAAACGTCATCAAGTCCGCTCCCAATAGCAGCATGAGTAGCCGCATTACCGGCAATACGGGCTGCAAGTGTTCCTGTGGTTTTAAGACCCAAAGCTTTAGCAACACCTTCACCCGGATTAATCAACCAAGTAGGATCAGCTGAACCTAAAACAGATCCAACAAAATTACCAACCTGATGACCGGGATAGGGGTTATCTTTTACTTGTTGTTGTGCGTCATTTCGAGCCGAAGTTTCAGCTTGATTATAAATCTGATGAAGACGGTCTTTATAGAACTGATCAGATTGACCAGGATAAGCCTGTTTAATTTTAGACAAAGCGCCATAAGCATCAATGCCCATATCGTTTAGACCTTCACCAGCTCGGGCAACAAGACCACCAAAACCATTCATGGCGGCAGCCGTATACGCCCCGCTAACGCCCTTAATAAAAGGTGTATTGGCGAGGTTCATGACACCTTGTTCAACCATATTAGGTCGAGCTGTTGGTGTTGTTACTGGAGGTGTACCTAGTCCAGCATAAGGGTCCTGTGTGGGACTATTGGTAGCACCCGGGGGTGTACCTAGTCCAGCATACGGATCTGGGGGCATTAACGCACCAACCACCTTCCATCAGAAGTCAAGAAATGAGTACCTTTAGGTAATGTACGAGCTTGTTCGGGGGTAACAGGTTTACCAGCATTAGCAACCGGATTATTATTTCCAACCATTGTAATTGGAACAGCAGGTTTACCACCACCAATTGTTAGACCACCTGGAATATTACCCGATCCGGTTTTAGGCGGTGCTGTGTAGTGGTTAAAATACATCTGTTCCGCTGGTGTTAGTTGTTGTCCTTGGTTTTGTTTATCAATAAGGCCAGACAAATAACCAGTTTCAGACGGTTGAATACCACGAAGGTGGGCATTAGCCATAATAGACGCAGAACCTAGACGAGCCCGAGCATTGGTATTTGTGTCTTGAACAGATACCTTCCTTTGGGCTTCTTTGTCTTCAGATATGGTTTGCTGATTAGCTGTCATCCCAAAAGATGGATCCAACATACCCGGTTTCCCCTGATCAGGTGAAGGAAGACCGTAGGCCGAAGTCGCCTCGGCATTGGGGTCTACAGCTTGAGCCCTCTGAGACCAAAGACCGTAAAGTTGATTATATTTATTCGGATCAGTTATGCCGCGAACAGAACCTATTGCAGTCGGGGCTTGACGAGCAAAATTGTTTTGACTTTGTTCGTTAATTCGTGATTGTTGATATTGAAAATTTTGATTTTGAATTTGTTTACGAAGATCAACTTGATTGGCTTGGTCGATTAATTTTTGTGCCATATCAGCAGCCCCAGGAACGCCGGTAGCAGCCACACGAGCAGCAGCCGCTCTGGGATCAATTTCAGCACCAACAGATGCTTGCGCCAGTTTCATTTGATCCATACGCGGAACGTATTCAGGCGCTCTTCCTGACCCAACAAGAAAAGCATCACCAAGGTGGCCAAGAATAGTTCCAAGAGTTCCGTGAATGGAACGAGGAGCTTGATTAGCTTGATCTTGGGGATATTGATTAATAACCCCTTGCGCTTGGGTCAGTTCAGGGTTATTGTTTAAATTAGTTGTGCGAGGTTTAGCCGTAACAGTAAGCGGCGGGGCTTGGGTAGTAGGCGCACCACTTAGCACTGATAGGTCGCTTCCACCCAACCCTTGCGGTGCATATGTAGACGCTGGTTGAGTTTGATCAGTGGTCGTAGGTGTTTGATTTTGTTGACTCAATGATTGAGACAACATAGCCAACAAACCCGGATTTTGCATAGCTTGAGAAATAGCCATTAATTAAATTCCCAAAACCTGGCCAGCACCACCCAAAGCAGACCCAATAAATGCACCAAGACCACCATTATTCGAATTCCCGCTACCGGAACTTTGACTGACATTACCGGTCGAGCCAATAATTGAACCGGCTTGATTTCCAGAATTAACCAAATTTTGAAGCGGATTTAGATAGTTTTGATATTGCGTGTTGGCGTATTGTTGACCATAGGTGTCAAGGGCTTTGGCGGTCGCACCCGAATCAAGAAGACCAGCAGCTGCATTGTTTTGAGTAATTGCCTGAGAACCTTGATTAAGACCAAATTGATATCCGGTCGATCCTTGCCAATTTTGAAATGCTTGATTTTGAGCCGCAGTTCCTTGACCACCAAGAAGACTGGCAAGTGTATTACTTGCAGTCGTGGCATTATTAACTTGACCACCAAGAGCAGACGTGAGATATGGATTACTCACATTTGAAGAGGTGCTTTGACTTTTTTGGTTGCTACCTCCGAAAATTGTACTCATATGTGAGTGTTCCTTATTGTAAATAATTCAAATGGTTCTTTATTTATTATGATGACACCTTGAGATTTAAGGCCAATTTGTCGATTAAACCAACGTGCTTTTAAATTTGTCAATGGCGTTAATCCAGTAAGAATCTTAATATCATAGCACAAATTAAAGATTTCGTCAAGGAAATTCTTACCAGCTTCTATAGCTTTTTTACCGCGAGATTTAAAATAATAATGACCTTGCCAAGTTCCTTGTTTTTCAAATAAAGCAAGATCACCATTTTCATTTACAAGAACTATATTAGTTGGCTGGTTTATCCAATTATTTAAATCAATTAAATGATTGTCGCCAAGAAATAATTTAACAGCGGGTTCAATTAGTTCACAATTATAAGTTCTCATATGCCACCAGGAAGATTAGAACCCCAGTGTATAAAATTAGCTTGAATTGGTTGACTATAGCCGTTTGCATAAAACCCAATTAAAGTTGGTGTACTTAACCAAGCTGAACGACTAGCCGAATAAGTTGTAAATGAGGTAAGACCATCGTAACTTAACATAAAATTAAAATTAGTACCGTCATCATGAATACCCAGCAATGGTGGTAAAACAATACTTTGAGGAAGATTATCCACAAAACTATTTCTAGAGGTTATTGAATTATAAAGTTCGTAAGCCATTTCACCGGCTCCAGAACCACCACCAGCAAAATAAGTCCAACTAACTAATTTTCCGGTTCCGTCTCCAATAAACATACCCGTATTACAGTACTGAATATTTGGAGACCCGCTAAACGATAAACGCATCCATTTAGTATAAGGTGCAGTCGGCACAGCTTGAGACCATGCATTAGCATTGAAATTACCACTATTTGAAATAGCAGTAAGTTGGACGCCATTAGTTAATTGAGTACTGGTGCTGCCTGTTGGATTGTTTAATTGTGTAAAATTAGACAAAAGCGGAGGTGTATAAGTAGGTCCCCCACCGCCACCTCCACCAGATTGAGCGACCCAAGTAGGAGCAGCCCCTGAGCCATTAGTTTGAAGAACATAGTTAGGTGTGCCAGGCGCTAAAACCTGCCACCCACTAGGGCCCCTATAAAGAATATCTCCTTCGGTGGCCCCCAAACTGTCAAGCACACTTGACAAACTTTCAAAAATAAGACCGTTAGCCGCCGAATTTACTTGAACAAGTGTATTAGATTTACCGGTATAAGTTGTAGGAGCATCCGATAATTCAATAAAAGAATACGGTCCAACCTCAATCCAAGCATTATTTGAAGCCACATAAAAAGAAGGTGGCATTGATGCTGTATTAATATAACTGTTCCCATCAGCCGGGGCGGTAATACTAGGTGGTCCGCTACCAAGAGTAACAGTTGTAATTAGGTTATTATTATTTCTCTGAGAATTCCATCGCCGTTGAAATTCGTTTGTTGGTCGTCCATTACTATCAGTAATAGCAATACGCCAATCAAGAGGTCCGGTATCTACAACGTCTGTCACCGTCTTTGTTGTCCTTCTTGATCTTGTCCGCTATCAGCTCCGGTTCCAATTGTTAGAACCACATCGGCTCCATCCAACCGAACAGGTCCGGCATAATCGGTAATTCTAAATATACGACCAGGAGCCGAAAACGATCCAAGGGCGTTCCAAATAAGAAGCTGAGTACTCGAATCTGTTAAAGGAATATCAAATTCTTGAGACCAAGTAACCCCATTGTCGTCACTAAAAGCAAGACTAACTGGCATATCAACGCTGTTATCGTCTCCAACACTAGCCGTCAAACTAAAATTAGCAACCCCAACAACTGAACGACCACGAGTAGCAATTCCGCCCGTAACAATACGTTGAATTTCTCGCCAACCCGAATCTAGGGGCTGAGTGGGGTCAAGTTCCATAAGGTAGGTATAAAGACTATCACCGCCCATAACTCGAATTCCCCACATAACGCCGTGAGTAAAGTTTAGACCATCAAACCCCTGTGTTTGAAGTTGACACCATTCTTTTGTGGTTGTGTCATAGGCCCAATCTCCTTCTGGTCCAAGCGGAAGAACGTAAAAACGATGACCATCCATTACAAATGTCCAAGCAGCTTGACGGCTAATAGACGGTTGACCTGTGTAATAGGCTATCATTACGGCTTGGTCGGTTACCCGGGTTGTCACGTTATAAGCTCCCGCTGAAGACGCTAAAAGAAGCGCTTCGTTGCTGTTTCGTGTATTTTGAGCTGCTGGTGGGCCGTAAGTTGTTAAATAGACAAATTGACTTAAACCAACGCCTGGGTTGCTTTGTCCCGCTAAAAGTGTACTGGTTTGTGATACTTCGGTATTTGCTGATGCAGTCATTCATTAAGCAGTCCGATTAACTTGAACTTGTCCGTTTACAATTGTAGTTGGACTAACAGGTCCAGACGAATCGGGATCGGTTTCCATAATCAAATTATAATATGTCGGACTTGTTGTAAGATTAAATGTACTAGATGTTGCAGTTCCACCGAGGGCACCAATAAAAGAAGTTGTAAAACTTGCAGTACCAGCATCAGTTTTAAATGCTCGAACAACCGACTGAACAGCACTAATAATTGTTGTATTATTCGGAGGCCTCTGAAGTTTAAAATTAGTGGGCCCAGGAATATTAGAACCACCAGTCAGTGTGCTAGTTGTCCAAACAGCAGCTGTTCCGGTTGATGTAGAAGCAATTGAATTCCCACCGCTTCCGGCAATATTTGCGGTTACCATAAATTGACCGGTAGGCAAGAGTGTTGCATTAACATCATAATTAGATGTTGTTCCAGATCCGTATTTTGTACCTGCACCAGAACCAGCGTTAATCGCATTAACAAGATTAGTCAAAGTATTCTCTGCTGTCGTATCTATAAGAACATCAAAAGCCGAACTAATAGCTGTTTTAAAAGTATAAACAGCAGCTGTTGTTCCGTTTTTAGTTCCCACAGTAACAGTATTACCGTTTGCCGGTTGAGTTGTCATTGTAAGAATATTTGTTGCATTAATAAAACTAGCCGAAATAAATGTGTTATCGTCCGGTGTTGATTTATTAACAGTAGAATAAGACCCTAAACTACTACCGTCTGAAGGAATAAAAGAAATTGCATTATTTTGTGGTTGAACATTTTGACCAAACCCGGATTCATCAACAACTGCACTGTCGTAACCCATAAGCAAAACTACATCAGACCAGTAAGGGTCTCCAGAGCCCCTAGGAAAGGCAGCAGAAGGCGGCGTAAAGGTGGTTGTATATCGACCAACACCATTAGTAAATCGGGTCTCATCAAGCCTAGCGGCCATATAGGTGTTAGGCAAATAATTATATCCGCTACCCGAATACTCTTGCCCAATTGCTAGGTATTCAGACCCACCACTATAATAAGTTCTGCTGTCGGTAATTGGAAGACCTAGTTGAACCCCATTAACAAACAAAAGCAGTTCGCCGGCTGAACGACACAAAGCCAAATGATACCAAACATTGGTTTGTGGTGTCCACGGATAAAGCAACATTGTTTGTTGCGATCCAGTAGATCCTGTGGTTGATGTATCAAATTGAATACAACCACCATTATAGCTTGACCCACCAAGAATTAACCGGTAAGATTCAGCATTGTTGATCGAATTCCAACGACTAAAAATTGAGCTATAGCCGGTTGGAGTTGGCAAAGCATCCCACCTAATCATAGTTTCAAGTGTAAAATCATTATGGCCAATATCCAACGACGTAGCAGGATAAACTTGAATACTGGCTCCACTATTTTGAATAATTGAATTAGATGCTTCTAAATAAGCACCCCGAAAAATACCCGGGCCAAACTCTTGATAATAGCTGGGGGTCCACCCGTTTGTTGTCGTATTGGCATCAGGGAAAAGAGTCGCAACTCGACGGTCACCCAACCAAGAGTTGTTTATTGTTCCAGAACCGTTTCGGACAAATAGATCATCCAGGTAGCAATAAATACCTGCATTATTTACCGGTGCATAAAGAAGTTGAATAATTCCTATAGAAAACCCAGTAAGAGCGCTATTAGTTACTGTTAAAATTGGAGTATTCGACCCGGTTGAATCATCAATACGAAGCGTAAACACACCTGTACTTGTATTGAGGTTCATTTCAAAGAAATGCCAATTTTGAGTAACAACGGCCGGACCAGAAGTGCTACCAAGAAGGGTTCCATTACCTAAATATAAATCCATGACTCCGGTAGCTGTTGGAACAATATAACATTCGACTGTACCACTTGAATTACAAAAAGCGATAGGCGCGGCGGATCCACCAGCAAGAGTTTGAGTCGCCCAACCGAAAGACACAAACAAATTAGTTTGAACCGACGGCAACACTCGGGTCAATTGATTGCCAGAAATTCCCGACCCAAGAAGACAATAATTACCGGTTCTTGCCGGACCCCAAGAAGGTACACCACAAGTTACACTACCAAGGTTGCTATACGGCCCGTCAAGCATTTGAGCTTGAGATTGAAGTCCTGTTCCATAATGATCGAAACCATCCATAAAAAGAGTGGTCATGGTGTTAATCCTGCTTCTCGTCTAAGTTGATATCGAACTCGTTCTTCAATACCGTTGTTTGAAATTCTATTAACGCCAAACCCAGCATCTGTATTATCGCCGTAAGCATAACCTATATTATAAACACGACCATCATCGCCAACGAGAATTATTCCATCGTCTACAACAACAGCCGTTCCTTCAATAACACCACGGGCGTAAACACGACCTTCAATTGGTGCAAAAGGAGCTTGAGAATTACCAGTGGCATACCAATTTTCTGTCGATTTTTCACCCATAATAAGAACTTGGTCGCCGACAGCACGCATAGAAATTATGTCATCTGGTGAACTTTCTTTAGATGCAAAATTTAAAGCATTAATTGTTGTATCACCCGGATTAACCCAATAAAATTGCTGACTGTTGCTGATTGCAACAAGAAGATAAGAGCTGACTTGCGTAATAGAAATTGGTGTTAAACCGCCAGGAATTGTACAACCAATCAAAGCGTCAATTCCACCATTTTGAAGTGTACTGTTTGACGCAGTAAGATGTGTACCGCCTGTCACAACTAGACTAATTGAATTACCAGATGTTCCGGCTAAAAGTGCTGTTAGAGTTACAACAGTTGCTGGATTATTGCCATCACCTTTAGCGCTTACAAGAGTATTAGCGCCGGCAATAGTTGATGAATAATCTGTACCGGGGGTACCACTGTCGTTAATTGCAAGAACCAATTGATTCATTGGATCCAAAATAGCACCAACAGATGTTGTAGGATTAACAACAAATGGGTGAGCACTGGTTCCAGCGTCTAAACTACTAAATGTTGTACCCCAGGTATAATAAACACCACCAACTTGAAATGTATCAGTGCCATTAACAATGGTGCCAGTTTTAGTTAAAGTTCCAGATGCACTGGTTGTTCCGCTATAATATTGAAGAACAGTGCCATCAGAAATCCAAAGTTGTTCATAACCAGCGCCTTTTTGCCACCCAACCTCTGGATAGCCGGTTCCGCTGATAACCCCTTGAATTTGGGTTACCGTCATATTTGTGTCTATACGATAAAGATTAGACCCACATACAACAAAAAGCGCATCATTAAATAGACCGTTAAGCACATAAAGACCGCGAATAGCACCAAGGCCGCTAAAAGTTCCTTGATTTAAAGATAGTATTTCAGTTGTACCAGGCCGAGCAATTACAGATGTGCCCTCACGAAGATTAGCTGGATTAGGTTCAAGCCAACGATTAAGAAGTTGTACAGCAGGGGTTCCGCCATACAACCTTTCATAAGCGCTTCTACCGAGGGGAACTGAGGTCATTTAAAACTTTCTGAAGATGCGCTGTACCCCATTTAGGGTCGACAAAAACCCCCCTGGAAAGTAACTCGTTAATAATGCCTTGTTTATTATGGACTATTTGCGGTTTCTTTTTAAACTGAATCGCTTGTTTTTTAACCCAACCTTTAGGAACCTCTTCAGGTTTAAAAAACAATTTAGCCTCACCGGTTGCAATATTATATCTCAGATCGGGCCAAGGAGCTTTTTTTGTTTCTCGTTTTTCTTTAGCTCGACTAAACATTAATAAGGAAATCCTGAATTAAACATTTCATCTGGATCACCATAGCTTGGACCATAAGCTGCATAACCCCAAAAACGATTCCAGTGTGTAAGATACAGAAGACCGTTTTCAGACTTAGCTTGGGTTGTCGATTGGCTATACCGAGCTGTAAATTTAGTCATATAAGATTTAAGGGCTTCAGCCGACGAAGGGTGAATAACTTGCCCATATCGTGGGTTAAGACGCATAGCCAACATAATTATAAACATGTCATCAAATTCAGGCGGCCACGGCATGTTACCGTCTTGTTCAATTGGACTAACAACAACCCAATTGCCAAGATCTTCCCTGTACATCCATTCACGCACTTCACCATCGGTGTCATACGTCATTTCAGGTTCACCTTCAATATTACGACCATTACCATAAATGGTAAAATTATTAGTCGCAAAATTGTTGGCAACGTCGACTACACCCATTCTTGCACCATCGTGAGGCTTGGGATGGAGATTAATAAACCCCTCACCGGTCAAATTACACATAACTCGTGTATTTGTCTGAATAAACAAATTAGCCGGAAGACTATTAGACCACCAAGGATAACCCTTAGGTGATACAATATTGTCTTGTCCGATTGGAAAAGGGTTAAGGTTTTCACCCATTTCGTTTCCCAAAACACTTGCACAAATAGTTGTAAGCAAATCAAACGCTTCACTAATTTGATCCGTCGAGGGTATAACACCAAGAGGAATCAAATTAGTTTCACGCAAAGCGCTTGTAATAATATTAAGAACAGGTGTGGTCATTTATTATTCCGGTGTATAGGTGTCGCCAATTTGAAGAGTGTTTGACTGAACAGCAATAAGTTCCGGGGGTGGGGTCCATTGAGAAACCCCATCCCACAGAATAATGTTTACAACAATATTTTCTGAATTTACCAATGCATATGTCATTTATTAACTCATATAAGTTAAGATAACAAGACCACCAGATCCGGCAGCACCGGCAAAACCGCTAGCACCGCCACCACCGCCACCGCCATAATTGTTTGCTGAAGGAGCTACACCAGCGCCGGAGCTACCACCAACACCACCAAGACCATAAATAGAACAACCACCAGCACCACCAGCAGCTGTTCCAGTACCCCCAGAAACGTTACCACCTAGGGTATATGAACGAGCTGCGCCTCCACCAGTTGCGGCAGAAGAAGCACCCCCACCCCCACCGGTTCCACTAAATAGACTACCTATTGACCCAGCGGCACCACCAGTACCGCCAGCAGAACCAGAACCACCAGTACCGCCAGCAGAAGTGGCACCAGCATTGCCTTCAAGACTAACGCTAGCGCCACCAGCACCACCATTGGTCGAAGTTCCTGCCCCGCCGATGCTACCACCGCCAACAACAATAGATGTATTATAACCGGTTATTCCCGTAATCTGCGAAGCACCACCATAACCACCGTTACCATTAATAGCACCAGCAGCACCACCAGCACCAACAGTTATGGTCAAAGTTGAGCCCGGTGTAACGGTAATTCTTTGAAGAACAGTACCGCCACCACCGCCACCACCGCCACCACCGCCAGCAGAGGTGTAACCACCAGAACCACCAGCACCACCACCAACTAGTGTTGCATCAATCCAGTTTACATTATTAGGAACAACAAAAGACCCAGACGAGGTAAATATTTGTTGTTGAGTTTGAGGGGCAGGAGGATTATAAACAGGCATTAGGTCACCTCTGTAATAACGGCATTACCTGTAGCTGTTGCCCAGATACCAGTAATTTGTCCACGATAATTAAACGGAACTTCATAATAAGCACCCACAGTTCCGGTAGGCCCAAGAGCAACAGTATAGGCCGTAGCGCTGGCTGTAGCCCCAAAAGCTACATAAAGAATAGAAGAACTAGCATTAACAATTGTAGCCCCCATTCGAGCCGTATTAGCGGCAAGCAAAGTTGTCGAACTTGCAGACGCTGCAACTTGGGTTAGTGTCGGTGTTGCAGATTGAGCTTCAACAACAAGAAGCGTTGAAGCGGTTGGAACACCTTTATTAACAGCCACAGTAGTAGGTAGATTTGTAGCACTAACCGCGTTAGTTGTGCCCGGGGTTGTTTGGTCAATACCAACTTTACCCATAAGGTTGGTACCAGGCGGCAGGGGCTGTGCCGGGTCTAGACCAACAGTAAGTGGGTCAGGCATCGGAGCACTTGACGCAAGATGTGTAACTACAACATTTCCGGTGCCAGTAATAGCAGTAGATAGTCGAGTTCTAAATTGCGTAGCGCCAGCAATATTAATTTGATAACCTTGCGTTTGGCTAGCACCAAGCGTAACAGTTGTTGAACCACCATAAGCATTAAGTTTACCAGCTTGAGCAGGAATCCAAGCAGCACCGTCATAAGCTTCAAATGTCAACACACCACCAGTAATACCAGCAGCAGTTATAACGGAAATAAGGACCCCATCATAACCCGTTGTTGTAACGGTATTGGCGGTGTTTACGGCAGTTGCAGAGGTCCACGTAACAGCGCTTGGAGCGGTATAGGCGTCTGCTTCATAAACCGGATTAGAAGCGCTAACAGCTGTGCCACCAATATCAAGATTGACAGACCCGATAAGAGCTGAACCCGCAGCAATAGTGACAGAACCAATTGGAACAAGTGCAAGGTTACTCAAACTAGGAGCTGTCGAAAGTTGAGCCCCGGTCGTCAAATCAAGCCAATAAACAGCTTCTACGCCAGCAGAGCCGGTTTGATCAGATGTAACAACTTTAGTAATATAGTCGCCAGTAGAATAGCCAGTACCCGAAGCGGTAGCTACGTAATTAATACTGTTTTGAGAATATGTAGTACCACCACCGCCACCACCGCCAGAAGAAGCGTTAGGGTTAGTCCAAACAGAAACTTTAACGTCGTGGTTAGAGTTGCCTGAAATACGGGCATACAAATTACCAGTATAACCGCCATCAAAATGACAAGAAGCACACTCAATGCGAAAACCAGTATTTGCTGTTACCCCGCCGGTAAGCGTAGACCCACTAACAGTTACATTAGTGGCATTAGTGGCAAGCGGATAAGTATTACCAATGTACCCCTGAGCAGTTGCAGTAACCGTAACAACACTACCAGATACAGTTGCAGTTGCACGAGAGCTAATAAGCGCAGCAAGATTGGCAGCAGTTAGAGCAGCCGTGGTTCCAATTACAACAGTATTTTTAGTGTTGTTTGCAGTTGTAACAAACGTATAAATAACGTCATCAACAGTGACGGTTTGCCCGGCGGTTGGAAGACCAGAAAACGTAATAGTGCCGGTAGCGTTTGTACTAACCAGCGAAGGCGGGCTTGTAGCAACTGTAACAAAAATAGGAACATGAGCCGGAAAATGGTCAATTCTTAGAAAACTGCCGGCAGCAGAACCAATTTGAACCCAACCATCTTGAGGGTGTAGGGTGAAATTAGCCGTATTAACAACAGACATATAAAGCTCCTTTCAGGAGTTTGGAGGAGGACCATCCCTGGCACCCTCCTCCGCCGATTAAATTAATTAGACGTCTGTACCAGAATTACCGTTAATACGGACAATTCGTCTACGATCCACGACGTTAGCAGAAAGAGCCACGTCAAATCGTACTTGGTGTTCGCCGGTATTAAAGACCGAGTTCTGCCACATACGAACAGAAAGCGGAACCTTGGTAAGCGACTTACGGGAACCAATACCGGTAGCAGGCATGATCAAATCAGCCGTGCTGACCACAATGGCATCCTTAGACAGAATAACACGAGGACGAACCGCCGTAGAAGCCGTACCAAAGAAAGTAACCGCAGCCGTAGCACCAGGAATCGAATTAACCGTCGCATTGGCGGTGTTGTTCGAAATGGTGTTAAAATCCGACCCGCTGGGGCTGGCACCTTGAACAATAATAGCCGGAAAAATAGTAACATTGGAAACGGCACCACCGGTAGCCGTATAGTTACCAATTACCCGGAATTGTTGAAGATGCGGAAGCTGAGCTTGAAGACGGTTGTCCCAAGCATAAACGTTAGCAATGGTAAAAACTTCACCATCGTTAATAGTTTCAGTACCAACACCAATAGTTAGATTGACGGTTTGAGTCATGTAAAGACCCGGACCGGCTGCAACGGCAACAGACGAGTAATCAGAATATTGATTAGCCCCGTTCATAGCCGTATAAGTCGGATTACGCGAACCAAGTGTCAAGGTAGGGAGTTGCTGGGTGAACATGGTGGGAATACCATCAATTTCACCCATAAAGCCTTTACGATAAACGCCTTTACCAATATCTGGCAAAGAAGCATTACCCGAAACGGCATTTACGTTTTGGTTTAGAATTGCCGACCCAAGCGCTTGACGGTCATAATAGTTAAGAACTGCGCGAAAATCAGCATCTTCAACGCCTTCTTCCTTTAGTCGAGTATAACCGCTGGCCACGTCGTTGTATTGGGACACAGGGTCACCAGCAGTACCGAGCCAGTTGTTAGACGAGTTGGTTGCAAAACCAAGAATGTAAGCATCAATTTGTTCGGCAAGATTAAGAGCAGCACCCTTAAGAGCTTCCGACTCGCGAGCGGCACCCAAATCGCGAATACGAACAAAGTCCTGCCAGCCCATAGACGAACCAAAAACGTCTTGAACTTTGTATTGTTGTGAACCGAACACAGTGTTTTGAACGTCATTAGCCGTCAAGTTTTGAACGCCGTTAACGGTGTGGGTCACCAGATAGCGGGGCACAACTTGCTCGACCACGGTCAAAGCGTTTCGGTCATTCATTTCGTTGTCAAATTTACGCCAAGACACAAGCTCGGCAGAAGTTAGATTATTTTGAAAGATCGCAGCAAAACTGTTAAGTACAAGTTTAGCTTGATCAACGCCAACATTAGCGCCACCAGTAGTAGACATAAACAAATATTCCTTTTATGAGGGGTGTTATCGGAAAAATTCTCGTGTAAATGCTTCGAGATCATCCGTATCAGGAGCCACCGAAATATAAGCACCATTAGTTCCCCGCGCCCGGACAGCCGGAGGTGTGGGGGCTTTAGTTACTTTAGGTTTGGCAGCAAGTTTTTGAGCAGCAGCATCAGCGAAACGAGCTTCAATCCGACCCAGTGCGATGGTCGCTTTCTTTGCACCACTGTTTATGATATTGATCGCTTCATCTTGGTTGCTAGACAAGTAATAAAGAACTTCGGGTCCGTGATCCATTTCCATAAGGGTGTCGGTCAAATATTGACTATAAGCCGGTTCAAGATTATTAAACCGATTAATCAGTGTTTGACCCTTTTCAATAAGATCTGGATAATTTTGTTTTGCAGTTTCCAGCTTGCTATTCCAACCTGTTTGAAGTTGAATACGCTGTTCTTGCATTTGACGTTCACGCGCTTCTTCTTGAGCCCTTTGATTAACTTGATTACGCTCTGTTTCAAGAGTGTAGCGGGTCAAGTCCCGAATATATTGCGGATCAAACTCACCAAGCGGATATTTTTCGGTGCCATCCGCTGTCTTATCAAGGGGCGTAGGTTCGCCTGTTTGTGCTACCTGAGTAGGTTGAACAGGCTTTTCAAGCGCAGCAATACGAGCTTCAAACTCTCGTTTTTGAGCTTCAAGTCGCGCTTCTGCGTCACGTCTAATTTCTTCACGTTGCCGAATTACTTCATCAATTCTATCCTGAACCGTTTTCTTTTTAGGCGGAGGTTCGACGTATTCCGCTTGAAGTTCGGATTCAGTTTCTTCGGTCTGGTCGTTTACCGTTTCATGAACTTCGTCAACCGTTTCTTGTTCCGTTTCCGCGTTGGTCTCTGCGGGGTCTGCTTGCGTCTGACCAAAGAAGCCAGCAGAAAAAACGTCAAGGTCGTCGTTATTGTCGAATTGAACTTCGGTAGTTACTTCAGTACCACTCATTTAGGTTTTGCGGTCCTTTAACCGGGTGCACGCCGTTTTATTGCGCAATAGTAGAGCTAGCGGGCGTTGCTTGTTGGCTAGCTTTTTGCGAAAGGGCTTTTTCGGCAGTTTCTTGAGTCTGCTGAAATTGTGTGTGATCAATTGCCATTTGAGCATGTTGAGTACCCAAATTAGCATGATCCATCATTTGTTGATGCGCCATTTGACGACGCTGAATATCGTGTTCATCAAGCGCTTGAGACGATTTAAGAAGTTGAGAAATAGCTTGATATTCCATATTATCAGCCATACCACGATCTTGGTTCAGGGCTGCAATACGTTTAGTTTCAGCTTCATAGGATTGAATTTCAAGCTTTTTAAAGTCAATAGTTTTGTCGGCTTTAAGTTGTTGATTTTCAGCTTGTAGCTGTTGAAGAAGTTGTTGCATGTGTTGAACAACTTCTGGGGGAATTGGTGGGGGTCCACCGTTTTCTTGTTGTTGGTCTGGTGTAAGAAATTGAGGCGGAATAGTTTTTTGAAGACGCTCTGCCAGCTGATCGGCACCCGGCCAATCCTGAGCTTTGACCACTAGGTCTCCGGCAATAGACATAAGTTGAGGCCAGACCTGAATAGCATTCATCATCGCATCGGCCGCTTCAACACGACGAGTGGTGTAAGATGCCCCGGTAGATAGGGCAACATCGAACGCACCAGACCCTAAATCAATACTTTTAGGATCCATAGGGTCATTGAGCTTTTGAAATTTAATACTCTCGTCTTTACCAATTAGACGAACAACACGAGTACCATCATAAATAAGAGGAATCAATTGATTGATAACGTCGCCGGCTTCCAGAAGCGCAGCATCGGCGTTGTCGTAATAAGTTTGACTAGCAATGTCACCCTCGTGCTGACGATTCATAATCGCCTTGCCGGAGGTTTCATTTGATTTCATACCAAGACTAGCATCTTGAATCCCGCTGACATCTTTCATGTCTTGGGTGTTCATAGCTACTTCTTGAAAAATAGCAGCTTGAGGTTGAGGCGGCTCAATCCGCTGAATGTTTTGACCGATAATTGCTTCATCATTTACGATCAACAATGGGTCACGAGTAAGGTGAGCCCGACGAAATGCCTCTTGTCTGCCTTCAACCGCACTTTGCGTGGCTAGCCATTGAGCTTTTGGGGCGTACCCAAGTTGCTCAGCTGCGATTGACCTCCAGAAGTTCTTAAGGCGGCTGGGGTCCTTCATAAATCGGACAAGCCCGTAGCGGACTCGGCGGCCAGCGACGTTCACAATACGACCAGACATTCGAATAATCGGGAGCCTGTTCATACGATATTCATAAGGTCCGGCAAGAATTTCTGTACCGGTGCAATAATGCATTTGTGCGTAACGACACCAAACCACACGAGTTTTTACCGGCGTACCGTTCGCGGCAATTACATCGTTCATGTTTGTATCGTCAATTTCATACATCTTGCCATTTTCAAAAAGAGCAAGAGTTTTTTCGCGTTCAATCATTCGCCAGTATTCGGTGACCCGATAAGCTTCTTCGTCCATCCACCCAGCAAGGGTAATTCGATCTATCTTGTCTACATCCATAAGATTAGACCCGCCAGCAGCATTGGGCCACTTGCGAGTAAACTCATCTTTAGGAATACGGTCATCAACAAATACACGTTGGGCATCACGGCCAGTTGGATCGACAGAAAAACGATCCCAAACAGTAGCCATAACATCTTCAATAGGGCGGATGAAGATGTCTTGGTCGAATACATCGTCTTTAGCATATTCGACAGTAATTTTAAAAGCGCCATCCCCGCACTGGATCATGCTTTCAAAAGCCTGGTCATAGGATCGATCTGCTCGTGATTGCATTTCAATATTGCGAACCAGGTCTTCCCGAATATCCGCCACGTCGGTATCTTCGGCGTTAGACGGAACTACCTTAATAGCTTTTCGAGACTCACGCCAATCGCCTACCAATTGAGCGGTGAACTGAGGAATCGTATTAATGACCAAGCAAGGAAGGTTCTTACGTTGAAGAAGAACAACCGGATCCCACTGTTCACCGGCAGCAAATCGCAGATCATCAATGGCTTCGTAGCGGTTAATTCGATCGAAGTTTACGTCGTCTTGATATTTTTGACGCATGTCCCGAATAAACTCTTCACGAGTTTTAAATCCTTCGGGGACATAATCTTTTTTAATTGGTTCAACATCAATAAGATCGGGTTTACGAAGGTTTTGTTCCGCTTTAGGGAGTTTCTTCGTATTCATGCTGCTGTCGGCTACGCCGCTTGAATTGGCATCAGCCATTAAGCCATCCATCCATTCGGGGTATCGCGGGCGTAATCATCCATTGCAAATTCTTCAATCTTGGTTTTATCGGTGACACCCTCAACAATGAGACGTCTGCCGGTTAATTTATCAAATATTTTAGTTAGACCCCAAACCAAAGCATCAACCCGGTCGGGTGAACCATTAGATGTATTGCGAACATTATCAATTGAAAACATGCACATTTGGTCTTCTAGTTGATCGAATCTACCAACGTGATGCACGCGACCCTGTTCATAAAGGGCAGAAATAGGTTCAGCGCGGACAACCTTGCCCCGGCTGGCATGAACAAGTTCAACCGGTACGGAACGGTCCACAGCCTTGATTGTCGATTCAACCATAAGACCACCTTGGTTTTTTTCCGCTATAATTTTGTCGGCAGACCAAGAGCGATATAACGAAACAGCTTTGCGAGCCCAGTCTTCTGGGTTTCCTCGGATTGTTCCGTCTTCAAGTACGTAGCCTCTTGCATAGCCTTCGGAATCCCGAGCCAGACCGACAACAATAATACCGTGTTCATCGGAGTTTTCATTGTTACTAACAGCCGGGTCGACCGCAACATAAACACGTTCCAGGTCTTTCGGTACAAGGTTGATTCTGTCGGCGTCAATATTGTCTCTATTCCAAAGAGCACCAGGGATGTCACCGAGAATCTCCCCTTCCAATTCTTGTCTACCGAGTCTAGTCCCTCCGTACCGTTCGTAGAGTTGTTTAACTGTGTTTTGAGCCAAATTGGCTTGATTGTCTAGAGTTGCTCCCCTGGTTATGACGGTGTCTGGATCATTCATTAACCGTTTAATCAGGGGCAACGGACGAGGTGTAGTAGTAACTAAAGCTTGTGGGTGAACACCTAGCCGCAATCCGAATTGAAGTTGGTCCCAGGTTTCTTGCATATACCTAAACTTTGCCAACTCATCAACCCATGCAAGGTGGTGCTGGGGTCCTCTAAGCTGGTCTGGTTCAGTGGCGTTGTATACCCAGGCTTCCACCCCATTCGGCCATGTGAGTCGCCGGTTAGTGGGGGACCACTCGGGTCTGAAATCTTTGGGGTGGCAAGCAAGAATTCCACTGTCTCCGAGAACCATGACGTCACGGGCATCCGCAGCCGTTTCCGCCACAAGGGCAATTCGGCGGGGTGCACCAGGGCGGGCTACCAGGGGACTCGACCCACAAACGTTCTGGCGAATCCATTCCGAGCCCATTCTGGTCTTGCCAAATCCACGTCCCGCGAGGACAAGCCAGGTGTTCCATTGTCCGGGGGGGGCTTTCTGGTTGGGTCGTGCCCAAAAGTCCCAGTGCCATTTAAGTTCCGCTAGTTCCGCCTCGGACAGGGAGGCTAACAACGTTTGTCGTTCCTGTTCGTTCAGCGAGGCTAGATATTCTGCTGGTGAAGTCGGCAACGGATTCCTTTATGTGTTGTTCATGTTTAATCGCCTCACCGTCTGGGCCAGAAATTTCTTGGCGTTCTTTCCAAAGGGCGATGGATTTACCGGCCAACTCGATTGCGCGAAGAGCCGCTTGGGGATTTGTTTCTTGTTCAGCTTCAATAATCTGCATCAATTTATTGATGAGATATTCGGCTTTAACTTCTGATTTTTCTGTTCGAAGATCGGTACGGCGTTTAATTTCAGCTACAATAAGGGGATGTGTCATTAATTGTGAGGCATGTTCGATGGCTGCCACTTTGTTGGAATTAGTATAATCAGATAATTCCATGGCTTTTGTAGCATTAAAATTAGCTTCACCAAAATAGGCATCAATAAATGATAGCATTTTGGGGGTTAATTTGCGACCTTTTCCTTTGGTCGGTATAACACTGTTTTCAGAGAGATAAGCCAATTTGATCCAATCTTTATATTTTAGTTGTATACTATATCACATTTTTAAGTAAATGTCAAGTATTAATTTAAATGGGGCGCCTCACTGGCGTGGTGCTTATTAAGACAAAAGAAAGGAAATAGTGGTTCTGCTATTCAGAACGGATTTCGACCGTTAAACCATATTCAGATATGGTATTGTTTATTTAATTTGGTATGTCTGTAAACTTTTATGTGTAAAGGTCTACTTCGAATAACTGCGTTAGCAGTTAAGTCTTCTCTCTCTATAAGAGATTCGTACATTATTTGTAGATAATGTATATATAAAAGGTAAGTTATCTTTACCTCTTTAATAAAGATATTATACCATATTTTAAGCACAATGTCAAGAGTATACCCCGCAAAAACATGCAAGTCAAGTAATTTATTTACATTTAAACAATTATTTTCAGGATACAGACACAGGTTACAGCCCGCAAAAATTCATTATTTTTATGTAGCGACATAGGCGACTGAGGGTCACGTAACTGTTAACCACGTTTCACCCTACCCCCGGCAACCCACCCCCATGCGCGAGGCACAGGCCGGGGCGTCTGTCAAGAGGAACACAAGCAGAACATCAATCACGATTATGTGATTAGACATCCAGATGGGGCCTGGCTAGCGTAAGGTTGTCAGGTCATATAGGCCTGATGGGCAAGCGGCCTTCGGGCCCTGCTCCAAGCCCCTAGATGGGCGCACCCTCCACAATGTCCCGCGAGGGGCGCTAGGAGGAATGCACCATGGCAAGGCTGAACGGCAAGCGGAGACGCGAGTTGGCGGCACTGAAGGCTCTTCGGAGTGACAGACCGGCATTCGAACTAGTCTCGGCTGAAGGCGCTCTGAAATCTAGCCAAGCTTCCTTTACAGGGTCTAAACATCGGGCACCACACGGAACCTATAAGGTTGCCGCCGTGCGTCCGACAATCAAGACCGGTAAACGGAAGTCTGGCGAAGTCTCAAGTGTCACCCGCGATGAGACCATCATTATCCCTAATCCGGATAAGATTGTCCACCGTGATCAGCTTCCCAGACCCAGCCCAAGGCCCGAAAAGCGGCAAGGCAATCGTATCCTCTTAAAGGCGAAGAAACCATTCTCACTTGATGGTCTGTAGGCTAGGGGCTTGACACTCATAGGTTCACCCGGTTAAAGGTGGACAACGCCCGGGCATGGGGCGACACTCTCATGCTCCAAATGGGGCCTTCGGGCCTTCAGCCAATCGTCTATAAGATTGGTGATCCCCTTGGGGTTATTACCTGAAAGCTCGCCGTGCTAAGGCTCGGGGGGCTGATGGGAAAGCCTTTTTAGACCCAGCGCATAGCATCAGGGTCATTGGGATCATGCAATTGATTGGTGACATAGCGCATTCCAAGCGCCTCAACATGTGTAAATCATGTTCAGGCTTGGACGCAACCGGGGCAGATTTGTGTCTGAACCTTGGTCGATAGACGTGCGCTTACAAAAGCCTCTCGCCGTAAAATAGGATCATTATATTTCAATCACCATGGTCCGAATGGGAGGCTAGGACACAGTCGATAACGCCTGAACCGATAACAAGGTTTGGCCGCCAAAGGGTTGTGTCTGAAATCGTAACACGCAAGTGTTGCGCTAAAGGGACACACCGCCGAAAGTGAGGTCCAATGTGCGTAAACCACAATACGTCATACTCTATCGTGACAGTCCTAAAACCCGCTCGTATGTCTTTGGTCCATTCGTTACGCAGACTATTGCGGATGAGTTCAAGGACACGCTACCAGAGCCGCTTGAGGGTGGATATAAAATCCGCAAACATACCGAGCCTCAGACATACCATGAAGCTCAATTAGTCGCATTCGAACTAGTCAAACAACGTAGGAAAAATCAAACAATTAACTAGGTTGTCCCTTTAGCGCAACGCTTGTGTTGCAATGGAACCTAAAGGGAACCTAAAAAATGACTAAGCAAGCTGTTTACGGCATCGCAATCCTCGGCAAGGACGAGATCAAGCTGGATCAGGACGGCATCAAAGCCAACCTGATGGAGTTGGATCTTCGCATCCACCGGAATGCCGTCCAATGCCTCATCCACGCGGAGATCCATGGGGATACCAGCCTCATGCGCCGTCTTCTGATCGATATCATTCCGCTGGACGGCAATGGTTACAATCGGGCCGGCCTCATCAACTGGATGCGCAAGCATTCCCCAATGGAGCTGACCCGAGACAACATCAATTTGTCCGGAACCGACGAGCAAGGCAACAAACGCCCATTCCAGGTCGAACTGGCCAATCAGACGCCATTCTACATGGACAAGGCCAATCGCGCCCAAGTCGCTCGCCCGGTATTCCGTGACACCCTGACGTCCAAGCTGACCAACGCCATTCGCGAATTCGAGAACGCGGTGGCCAATACCAGCGCCGACGGCAAGGCCCTGGACCCCTCCAAGCCCTTCTATAATGGGGTTCAGATGGACAAGGCCGTGGCGTTCTTCGACTCCCTCAAGTCCAACGTGATCGAGTTCACGTCGTCTTATGTGGATCGGACACGCGACGAGGCCGGGGCCAAGGAAGCCCTTCGCAAGGCGCTCAACGGCCTCAGTGCGGAAGAGGCCGCCAAGGTTCTGGAAGAGACGAAGGTCGTCGTCTCTGGCCCGACCATCGAGAAAGCGGCTTAAAAAACCGCCTAAGTATTATGACCTGAGCATGTCATTAAACTGCTCAATTACTTGTGTGTTATATGATGAACGCGTTAAGGTGCATATGTAAGCCACTGATCATGACAGTGCATTCACTCCCTTAACGCGTTCTTCCTATATCACAGAAGGATTACTAACATGCACATAATTCATGGTCTGATCAACGTGGGATGCTTTATCGCGGTTCTTGCCGCCTACATGTTTCTGGTGAGTCCAAATGAACAAGCCTAGTTTCATAACCATCGTCGAGGCTCTAGACCAACTTGGTGACCATCTCATGGAAACCCGTGATGGTAAGACAGTGTGGCTTGAAGTTGGTAACCGGTTTGGTGTCTGGAAACCCGTTTATGAAGATGAAGTGTGGGTGAAAGGATACCAGTTTCATCCATATGAGGGAGCCGTTAGAGGTAGAACCTATTAACTGTTCTCAAGCGAGTTCACACTTTAGTCTCGAATTGCCCCGTGCCAGGCAGTCGGCGGATACACAAGTCGAAGAAAAGTCAGCGCTGTAAGCTTCGACCTCTGTCGGTGTGTGAATTCACTTGAGCACAGGCTTATTTTCACAGCACGGCCTAAGCGCCGGGCCGTGTGTATCTTTTTCAGTCTGTCAACTCACGACCTGGGTATGTCGATAAACTGCCCTTTTTGCCGTTTCGGCATACATCCTTCCAGAGCTTTAATCTGGATTTCAACAAGCGGTCGGGGGACCACATGAGACAAAATCTAAAAATCGATTGGGTTGATGTAACCTCGTCTAATGTGGCAAAGGTTGCCCACGACCCGGATACCGAAGTGTTTATGGTTCAATTCACCAACGGCGGTCTCTATTCCTATGATGGCGTGGGTCATGACATTTTTGAAACCATACAGACAGTTCCGTCTGTTGGTCGTTATTTTAACATGATGGTTAAAGCGTATCACGACCACAAAAAGTGGTCCAGTGAAGCCGAGCTTGTCAATTACCTGGCTCAAAAGTCGGCTTAAATCTAAATTCCCCATATCTTTGAACTCGACTTTATCCACATAAACACAACCCGTGGGCCTCTGGATCACCCATAGCGGGATCTCATGCCTAAAATCTGGATAATTGAGACATATGGCCAAGCAAGTGGAAGACACCAACACCGCCCAACGTGACCGCAACCTGTTCATGACGGTCAGCACCGTTGATCAAGCCGGGAAGGCTGTTGGTTATCGCATCGTGGACCTGTATCATTACGGGACCCGGAATTGGCTCATGAACCACCAGTGGTGGGCGATGCACCAAGGACATCTGGTCGAGGTCTGCCCGGCCACCGAGGCTGAGATCAATGAATATCTCGCCAAGGGGGCCAAGGAGCTTCAGGACAAGTTCAACGACGAGGCGGCGGCTGCATGATTTTGTCTTGCGACTGAACGTCTAGGATAACACCCACAACACCCGAGCATGTGTTGAAAAGGCTCAACAAGGAGCAAACAATGTCTGCTGTTTTACAACTTACACGTCAACAGGTTCTTGATCTCAACCCTTGTTCCCCTAATAAAATACCTTACTTTAGGGGTCGAAAGTCATTAACAGCAGCTCAAGCGCTAGAAGCTGGGTCCTCTATCCCGGACTTACTGTGGGTTGCAAATAAGATTGGTCGAAAAGATCTCTGTGTAAAATTCGCCCTTGCTTGTGCTCACCGTGTAAGTCATCTGAACACCGACGCTAGGGTCAAATCAGCGCTAAAAGCCGTACAAACTTGGTTAGATTACCCTAATGAAATTACCACCATCGCTGCCTTCGCTGCCTACATTACTACCTACGCTAGGGTCTACGCTACCCCCACTGATGCCAACGTTCGCAACGCTGCTGCCTACGCTGCTGCCTGCGCTGCCTCCACTGCCTCCGCTGCCTCCGCTGGCTACACTGCTACCTGCGCTGCTACCTGCGCTGCCAAAGCTGCTCCCGACCCTGTTAGGGAACGCGAAGAACAGAAGCGCATTTTCTTAGAGATTTTTTCAGAGCCAACATAATGTACATATTCTCAATTATTTTGACTATCTTAAATAAACTTTTCAGAAGGCCCTCACAGGGCATTACTGAGTTTATTGAGCTATGACACCGTCTCAACCTTAAACGGCCCCTGGTGGCCCCCTGGAGCGCCTACAATGCACACTCTAATTCTAATCGGCTATGTGGTGTTGGTTTATGTTGTCTTTTGGGCGGGGTTTACCTACCTCAAATACAGCACTTGGCGTGACAGATTGAGAGACGATATCGAAGAGTCTGAATTCTATTATGATCATCACTCCACTCCGAAGTGATAGATTTTACTTGACATCTGTTTTATAAAATGTTATAATAGTCTTACAGATGTGACGATGGTGTGCTGGTTAAAAGACAACAGATTATAAATTAACATTCTTGTTGTCCTACCCACCCCCGGTAAACCCATATTATATAATTGTCAATAGTTAATTTTACTAAAATAGTAAATAAATACACACTTTAAGTGTCTTTAGTTCACATTAAAGACATAATCAATTGAGAATCATTCTCAACAAACTATATTATAATACTCAACTTTGGTTGTCTAACCCTAACAATCAGTTGAAAGAGCCAAAACAGTGGCTAAAACCGAAACCCCCGAGAAGTTTGGACCTACCTATCCTAACAATTATCCCACGGAGATGCGCACACAACTTTGGCCTTTGTGCTGTGGTGCTAGAATCATTTCTGGGTTCAAGAATGTCGCCACATTGACCGAGGATGAGCTGGACACCAAGATCCAAGAGGTGATTTCAGCGGTCCCCGATCATCAGGTTTACGGTCATGAGACTATGAAGCCTAAGCTGGTTTTCCTGACTTTGAACTATGGCCAGATGACTTCTAAGAAGCTGGTCAAGGCAGTCGAGAGGGCTGGCTTCAAGAAGTTCGCAGAGGCCAGCCCGAGGGGAGCACCTCAAGGGTTTTACATCTTGGATCAATCGAACTCATTTAAGTCAGTTGCCTAGTCTAGCACTAGATTCGGTCATTGATAAGGTCATTTCATTTTATCCGAGAATTGAGCCGAATAGATTTCCGGATAATAGATCCGCTTCCGGTAATCCCTGTTCTTTTGGGCTGATTAAAGACGATGATGACGCATCTATTCGTTTTGCCGCTTGTCATCAACCCGTCTCTCACGCGCTAAACGGTAAAAATGCTAAAGTCAATCAGATTATAACATCTTATCCAAAACAGTCCGAGATTGATGTATCTTGGTTTGATTGTCTAATTAGATACCCGTTTAAGAAGATAGCCGATAAAGTCTCCCTCGAAGAGACCAATACTGGCAAGCTTTATGTTCACATTCGGGATGTCAAGAAAATTCCAAAACAAGTTGTCTATAATTTCTGTATAGCCACTCGCGTCCCGGTTGAGTGGGGGCACTACTACTTCAAAGAATGGTCTGCTCTTGGTCAAGCTGGCGTCAACCCGATGCTGGCTTTTTTGTTGTCTTCATCCCGTCTTGACACTTCAAAGACTGACCCTCTTGATTGGGTTCTCAAAAAGAGGGTCGGCTATGGTTGGCATTTTCCTTTTGAAAACCGTTCCTGTTGGTTCAAAATCATTACAGGCGAATACGAGATAACCCGATCAACCTCGTGTATACCTTGTAACGAAATATGGGGTAACGATCCGACAGAAAAAGTTACGTTTTTACATAATTTAACAGTTCGTCAAATATGTGAAAAGTTAGATCAACCCATCAACCCTGATCCCGATTTCCCGAAATACGAAGGCGAAACCTATGAAAAAGTCTATTAAGTTTTACTCCGAGGGCTCTGATTGGTCCCCCGGTGGTGACATGCCATACTTACTCAACAAGTATGGTTTCGAGGAGGTCCGCCGACCAGATCAAGCGGATTTGGTTGTCTTTAACGGCGGAGCCGACATCGCCACCGAGATCTATGACGAGAAGCCGATTATGCGCCGAATACCTCGTGAGATGTCCAAGCGTGATGCGGCCGAGGTCGAGCTTTTTCAGTCTTGTCTTGGTCGGGGCGTATTTATGTTGGGTATCTGTCGGGGTGCCCAGCTTATAAATTGCCTGTCTGGTGGCAGTCTGTGGCAACATGTTGACGGTCATGGGTCGGATCATGACATCATCGACCTAAACACCAAGCACATCTATACAGCCACATCTACCCACCACCAACAGATGATCCCGGGTCCCGACGGTCAACTGATTGCAGTCGCCAACATCTCGCATGACAAGCTCAAGGATGGTAAGCACAAGACCATTCCTTTTGCCGGTAATTGGGGCGAAGTCGAGGGCGATGACGCAGAAATCGTCTGGTACCCAAAGACACGTTCTCTTTGTATTCAAGGTCATCCGGAATATGTTCCGAATAGTGACTTTGCACGTTATTGTATTCAACTCATCAAAAATCATTATGAGGTTTCGAATGTCCAAGCAAGAGCCTAGGGTTGGCGATACGGTAACCCTCAAGGGGGAGGTTGTCAGCTATTCCAGTACTGAGCTTTTTTTGGTCAAGTTTGAAAACAACGGAAAGAGCGTCAGTGTTTGGTTTAATAAAAAAGCTTTTCTCGAAGTTGCCCCTAAGCCCTGGGAGCCGAAAGTTGGTGATAGGGTTGTCCTTAAAGATCGTAAAGGCGGTATGATATATAAAATTATAGCACTAGACGAAGACGACGCTTGGGCTTTAGGAACCGATAGTCGTGGAGGTACTTGTAGAGCTGTGATTTACGGTCTGAAATCGAGGTACGAGCCTTGTGTGGATTAGTCGGGATCGCCGGGGACACAAGCCGGCCCCAGTATAAAGAGCTTTTTAATGATCTATTTGTTGTTGACTCAATTCGCGGTATGCACTCAACCGGTGCAGCTATCATTCCTCGTTACAAGAATGATAATACTCAGATCTTTAAGTGTATTGGTCCCGCCACCAATTTGGTTTTGACACGTGAATACGAAAATGCTATGCGTATTCCTGTTATGTGTGTTATTGGTCACAATCGGTATGCCACCAAAGGTGCAATTACAACTGATAACGCTCATCCGTTTCAGTTCGAGCACATAATCGGGGCCCATAACGGAACTCTTGATTTCTGGTCCCAGCGCAAGCTTCACTTAAATGAGAAGCTTGGAACAGACTCCGAGGCCATTTACTGTCACATGAACGAGTATGGCCTCGCGGAAACCGTCAAGCACCTTGAGGGTGCCTGGGCGCTTACTTGGTATGATAAGCGGGACAACACTATAAATTTCCTACGTAACAGCAAGCGCCCGCTTCATTATGTTTATTCCGAAGACCGTAAGACCATGATATGGGCCTCGGAATATATGATGCTTGAATTCCTGTGCTCACGTTATGGGTTCAAGAAAGACGGTAAGGTTCATATTGTCCCCGAAGACCAGCATGTTAAATGGCATATCCCGTTTTTGCCGGGCGATAAGCTTGAAGGTCCTATTATGGTTGAGATGAAGGGACCCGAACCACCGCAAAAACAGTGGCTCGCCTGGGAGGGGGGCGCGGATTACACGGGCTACAACCGCAGCAATCGAAGCTATCACGCAAGCAGCGCAAAGCCGCCCGCCGTCATTACAAGCTCAGTCAAAAAGGACGATGAGGACCTCCCGCCCTTCAACGTTTTTGACCCCAAGAAACGTATCGATACTAGAAAGTTTCGCCCACCCTACAAAAGATATGACGGGAAGGTCCTCACTAAGACCCAATTTCACCGATATGTGGCCGACGGTTGTATTTTTTGCGATAATCATAGTATTAATTGGGGCGAGTTTATGTTTCCGATTCTTGATGACTTAGACGGCCGACACGTATTTCTTTGTGAAGATTGTTACAATAACGATGAAACATTCTCCTGCATGGAGTGGATGATACCATGACCGCTAAAATTCTAGTAGGTGCTGACCCTGAATTGTTTATGAAGAACCCCAACGATGGGTCTTTTGTGTCTGCCCATGACCGTGTTCCTGGGACCAAGTATAAGCCCTACCAAGTGCCTTATGGGGCCATTCAGATTGATGGCACGGCTTTGGAGTTTAATATTGACCCGGCTGACACTGTTGAGAGGTTTGTTGCAAACATCAAGGCGGTTCGTAAGTCCCTTGAGGGGTATGTTCCCGACTTCAACGTTGTTGCAGAGCCCGTTGCTCTGTACGCGGAAGATTATTTTGATTATGAGATCCCCGGTTATGCCAAATCGCTGGGCTGTGATCCGGATTTTAACGCCTGGACATTGGATCAGAACCCTCAACCAAACCCGGGAAGTAAACCCATGCGGACAGCCGCCGGGCACATCCATATTGGCTGGACCGAGGGTCAAGACGTAAACGACCGGGAACACTATATCCTGGCTGCCCGTATTGCGCGTCAGTGTGACTATTACCTTGGTGTTAATTCTCTTCTCTGGGATAAAGACGACACAAGGCGTTCTCTTTATGGCAAGGCGGGTGCGTTCCGTCCCAAGCACTACGGTGTTGAATACCGTGTGCTGTCCAATCGGTGGCTCAAATCCGAGTCGCTAATGTCTTGGGTCTTTAATTCGGCCAAGGCGGCCACCAACGATGCCCTGGCTGGATTTTGGGCGGAAGACCGTTATGGTGATGTTGCAAGAAACATTATCGATAAAAATCACGTTGATTGGTTCAAAGACTATAAGTTTGATTTGGGTCTTGATGTCGTTCCGGAGCTGGAGGCGGTCTAGCGTGTTGTTGTATGATAATGTAGACGACCTCAAATCTAAACTTGTGGGGACGATTATTTATTATAAAGACGAACCTGTTTATGTCAGGGACGCCAATGTCCTTGAGGCTGATGGGGCCGGAAATCCGACAAATTACTATCTTAAACTAGCGTTTATCGATAGGCGTAATCATCAGACGGTCAATTTGGCTGATCCCGGTCTAAACTATCAGCAATTTAAGATTGGTTATTGCAATATTAATGGTATTGCTGTTTACTGGTTCCGTAAGGCGGTTAAACAATATCGCCAGGGTTTGAAATCGGATCAACTACACTATAGTATTTCTAATCCGCGCCTGAATATGGGGTTCGAGCTTCAATTTAGCCGCCCGGTTGTCCAGATGTTGTCTGGAATTTACCCGTCTGTCGATGAAGCTATTGAAGTTTTGCAAGGGGATGTCGGTGTTTCAAATATAGCCTTTAATCGGCATTTTGCGATGTCATTTGATGCCGTCCATAAAGATTACATACTCGAATACAAAGGGACTTATGTTGCTCACAGTCCGAACATGAAAAACATCACTTTTATCAATAATTTTGGATATGTGAAAGAATCTTTGATGGAGGTCCTAGGTGTTTGATCGGAAAATGCTATTGGACCGCCCAGTGTCAGATGATATTGCGGTTCATCCGACTGGTCGGAGTATTGCTGATGCTTTTGGTATTGAGGTTGAGCTGGAAGGCGTTAATGTTCGGACTGAAAGCATGTCAATTATGCAATATTGGTCCATGCATGAAGACGGATCTCTGAGGGCCCAGATTGCCGGTAGAAATAACGGAAAAGGGCAGACAGTAGAATACGTATCTCGTTTCCCCTACTCCCAAGCCGATACTCAAAAGAGCCTAAAAGCTCTCTTTGACTATTTGACGAGTCCTGGGGTTACCGTCTATCCATCTTACCGGACATCTATTCATGTTCATGTTAATTTCGGGTTGGAGACCTGGAGAACCGTTTACAATTTTATCACATTGGCTATTATTTTTGATGAGTTATTTGTGTCTACCACCGGCGAACATCGAATTGGTAATAACTTTTGTCTTCGGTTTATTGACGCAGAAAGCCCAATAGAGTCTTTGGCAACTTCGATTCGTCGGTATGGGAATATTTTTGAATTTCAGTCCAATATGCGGTACAGTTCGGTGAATTTTGCGGCTCTACGGAAATTTGGGACCGTCGAGTTTAGGTCTCTTGAGTGTACCACCGATTACAACAGGGTTGTGCGGTGGATAGCAACGCTTCAACAACTCAAGAAAGCTGCTCGAAATTTTAAAAATCCTGTTGACATTATAAATCTTTTCAGCATTTACACCGAGTCCGAATTTGCCGTTAAGGTGTTGGGTCAGTATTTTTCTCAATATGCCGGTGTTCGTGATTATCGAACAATGCTTAAGCGCGGTATGCGTCTTGCTCAGGATTTTGCTTTTAGTGCCACCTGGGAGTCTGAGACCCTCGCAGACATGTCCGAGACGGGAGAAAGTAAGTATCTTAAGAAGTATCTTAAGAAGAAGCCTCTTGGAGGTATTGTAGACAATTGGCCTGCTTGGGCTGGGGCACAACCAGCGGTTCCGGGCATTGGTCCTTTAGATCCAAATTGGGTAGACGATTTCGACGTAATCGCCCCCTTTGGAGAAGAGCCGCTATGACCATATGGATTTCAACGGGCGGTCGTCCATCTCACTCAGCTAAAGCTCTTTCCAGTCTTGTTGGTTTTAGACGACATCGGGATGGTAAGGTTCTTAAACCTGGGGATTTGCTAGTTAACTGGGGTTCTAGTAACTATATCATTCCCTTTAAAGGTCAGACCCTTAATCGTGCTCTTGTTGTTAAGAACGCAGCAAATAAGCTGATTGCTTTTACCGAGATGGGTCTTCATGGTGTTAATACCGTCGAATGGACTACATCCCGCGAAGAAGCGCAGGCCTGGGCGGATAAAAGCGTTGTAATCGTCCGAAATAAATTGACAGGACATTCGGGTGATGGTATACTTATTATCGAGAAGGGTGGGGAAGTTCCTGGAGCCCCTTTGTATACTAAATATATCTATAAGGTTCGTGAATTTAGGGTTCACGTTGTTGGAGAATCTGTGATTGATACTCAACAAAAGATTAGAGACCCTAAACTTGAACCGGCAGACTGGAAAATTCGTTCCCATGCAAATGGGTTTTTGTATGCTCGTAACGGTATTATATCTTCTGATAGCCGGGATGCGCTTGCTCTGTCTGCTGTCAACGCTCTTGGATTGGATTTTGGGGCGGTAGATATTGTTGAAGATAAGGCCGGTAATTTCTTTGTCTTGGAGGTTAATACGGCTCCCGGTTTGGAGGGTCAAACACTTGAGAATTACGCGAAAGCATTTATGTCATGGCCGACTTGAACCTAAAATTTAAAAATGGTTTTCCCCTTAATCTAGAGGCTACACTAAAGCGTCACGGTTTTAAGTTTAAAACTCTAGTTTACAATAAATATATTGTTTTTACTAAAACTGTTCCAGACCGTAAAGTTGACTTACAACAACAAAGTTTACCCTTTGTCCCCCTAACACCATCAGACAAAGTCATTTTATTGCGTAAATGTCAAAAGATTAAAGAGTCCTTTTACGATCCCAAGAAAAGCGCCGCCATGATACGCTTCCGTATTAGTGAGATGGCCAAAATTCTCGGTCGTGAGCATGTTCTTTGGTGTGAAGGTTGGGTTGAAAGGAACATTGATCCCCTATGAAGTGTGTTATTTGCGACCAAGAAGACAACGGTATATATTACATAGAAGAAACAGATGAGTTTTCAGTTTGTTGTACTTGTCAAGAAAGTATTCAAGAAGCTCTTGAAGAGTTTTTTGATGAAGACGAAGACGAGGAATTAGAAGAAGATGACTGATCGGGTAAAACCACTTAGGTGCGAGATTTTTAATCCAATTGTTCACAAATTGACTGAAAACAATGAGCCATATTATCCGGAAGATTATGGACCTAATCTAGGCTATATTGTTTTAGGTCATGTCAAGGATCATCCGGTTTTTGGATATAGTCATAATTTTCGAACTTCCCTTGTTACTAAATATGATAAAGAGACCGGAGAGCTTGAGACGCTCAATAGTAGATATAAGGTGCGTTTGAATGACGAATGATAAAATTGATAATTACAGTAAATTGACTGAATTTGATTACGCATATCTCAAAGGCGATAAGGTTATGTACCCTTCTTGGGGCGCAGCTTTGGCAGTTGTTTCAGATTGGTGTCGTAATATGGGTTATGGACATTTTGGAGAACCCACACCAGCCGGCGAAAAAGCAATGAAGGAGTATGAAAACAATGTCGGGACGGACGTGGGTAGCAGCTGATCATCATTTAGGTCATGCCAATATTCTTGGTTTTAAAAGAGATGACGGAACACCGCTTCGAGATTTTAAGTCCCTAGAAGAACACGATGAGTATATTATTGCTGCTCATAATTCGGTTGTGGACCACGGTGATCGTGTATACCTTCTTGGCGATGTCTGTATTAGGCGTCCTTTTAAGCATTTGCTTGGCCGTCTTAATGGTCGGCTGGTTTTGGTTAAAGGTAACCACGATATTTTTAAAATTGAAGACTATCTGCCGTTCTTTGACGACATCCGATCATACGTTGTTCAGAAAGACAAAGACGGTAACAAAGTAATCTTGTCTCATATACCAATACACCCCGAAAGTTTGGGGCGTTTTGGGTCCAACATCCATGGACACCTTCACTACAACAAACTGGATGATCCCCGGTATGTGTGTGTAAGCTTGGAGCATCTTCCCAATTACAAACCAATCCAAATTCATGAAGCACTTGCCCTGCGAAAATTGCGGGTCAAGTGACGCTAATGGGTTATACGCAGATGGGCACACTTGGTGTTTTTCCTGCTCTACACACACTTTTGTAGGCCAACAAGAAAAGGGGACTAGAATCCTCACAGAACTTAAAAAGAATTATGTAGCACTTGAAGACCGTAAAATCTCTAAAGCATCGGCTGAAAAATATGGAATCTGGCGAGATCGGGGTAACACCTATTTCCCTTATTTCGATGACGGAAAGCACCTCGCCAACAAGGTTAGGTATCCGGACAAAGAGTTCTCTGTGGAAGGCGATATTAAACATTCCGGACTCTTCGGAAGCCATTTGTTCCCCGCAGGAAGTGCTAAATTTATCACAGTCGTCGAAGGTGAGTACGACGCACCTGCTGCTTTTGAGCTTATGGGATCGCGATGGCCCTGCGTCTCTGTCAAAAATGGAGCGGACGGAGCTGCTAAGGATGTGGCCGACTCTTTCGAGTACCTCAACTCCTTTCCAAATATTGTCATCTGTTTTGACCGAGATGAAGCCAAAGTCAACCCCAGCACCGGGCAAATTAGATACCCTGGACAAGAGGCTGCTGTGGCTGTGGCCGGTATGTTCCCTATCGGTAAAGTCAAAGTCCTCACCCTCTCCGAGCACAAAGACCCGAACGACTATTTAAGGGCGGGAGATCGGGAAAAGTTTAATCGTGAGTGGTGGGCAGCTCCAACATTTACCCCTAGCGGCCTTAAACTGGGCCGTGAAATGTGGGACGAAATCAGCACACCTAAAAACTATAAGACAGTCCCCTACCCTTGGGCGGGGATGAACAATCAGACGTACGGCATAAGACTTTCTGAGCTTGTTGTCGTAACCGCTGAAACCGGAGTGGGTAAAACTTCATTTTTGAAGGAAATTGTATTTAACATCAGGAAGCACGATCCAGATTGTGGGGTCGGCTTGATGATGCTTGAAGAGCCTAATTCAGATACAGCACTTGGGCTGATGTCTATTGAAGCCAACCTTCCCCTACATCTTCCTGATGTTCGAGAAGGGGTTCCCATAGATGATCTTCGTAAGTATTTTGACCTAGTCATTAACACCGACAAGTTGGTCTTATTCGACCATTTCGGTTCTAATAATATTCAAGAAATACTTAATAAAGTCCGACACATGGCAAACCTTGGCTGCCAGTACATCATACTAGACCACTTGTCTATTGTAGTGTCGGATCAAAACGGTGACGAACGTAAACAGCTTGATGAAATTTCAACCAAGATTAAAACCTTGTGTATGGAATTAAATATAGCTGTCATTGCAGTCATCCATCAAAATCGCCAAGGACAAATCAGAGGTACTGCGGGTGTTGAGCAGCTCGCTAATATTGTAATAAAGCTTCACCGAGAACGTCTTAGTGAAGATCCCTGGAGACGTAATGTCACTAAAGCAGTCGTTGAAAAGAATCGATTCTGTGGGCGTACTGGTCCTGCCTGTTATCTTCATTTTAATGAGTTTACTGGTCGTCTTAACCCTCTAGAAGATGAGCAGATTAAGGTGTATAATGCCGGCGGTAATGCAGCGATGGAGGTGTGGTGAAAAATATTGTAACGGTAAATAGGCACGTAATTGCCGTAAATAAAAAGAAAATTGCCGAAGGTTTAAATGATATTCAGGCACCATTTTCTGTTCGACACGGCCGTAACGGTAAACCTGTTTACGCCGTTCAGGTCGATTTCCTTGGAAACGTAAGTCTAGTTTATGACCCTTACAGACCGCTTAAGTGTGGTGCTACGGTGTGGCTCGAAGCAGATGAAGTGATTATGGACATTTGAAGTACCTTCCTGATCCGAGAGATTATTCTAAATATTGGTATATAGATATTGAAACCGAGCTAATTCCGGCGATTGGCCCACGAGGCGTTCAGAAAATCTGGATGATGTGTGCCAGCCGTATGGATCAAGACGAGGTTTATTCATTTATTGGTCACGATGCCATAAGGAGGTTCTTTGACGAACTCCGTGGACAAGAAGTTTACTTTGTTGGACATAATATTCTTTCCTTTGATGGTCCTATTACAGCTCGACTCTGTGGTGGGACGAGTAAAGTTGAAAATACTGTGGATACTCTTGTTTTGTCTTATCTTTTTGATCCCGGTATTGTTGGTGGTCATAGTCTTGAGGCTTGGGGACAGCGTTTTAAAGACCCTAAAGGCTCGTTTTCGGATTTTTCGGCGTATAGTCCGGAGATGGATAAATACTGTCAGCAAGATGTCAGACTAGGTAAAAAGGTTGCAAAAGCGCTTTGGACTCGCATGAAGCGCTATGGTTTTAGTGAATTATCTTGCGAGATTGAACATGAAATAAGGATTGTGCTCGATGAGCAACAAGACAACGGGTGGTATTTCGATATCGCAGGCGCGCAAGCTCTTTCGTCAGAGCTTAGGGCTGTACAGGCAGACCTCGAACCTGCTATTAGAACACTATTCCCAGCCCGACTTGAGCCTCAAGGAACATACACACGCCGAACTAAAAGCGGCGGCGGCGACTTTGCTTCGTACTTACGCCATGCTAGCACGTTCCCTAAACTTGTCGACAACGGAGACGGCACCTACACAACACTAGACTATGAAGACTTTAACATTGGTTCTCCTAAACAGCGTGTTACCAGGCTCCTGGAACTAGGCTGGGAGCCCCAGGACTTTACCGAGAAGGGTTTTCCCAAGGTTGATGAAGACAGCCTCCTAGGGTTCGCTGAAAGTTCTGGGCGACCAGAAGCAAAAGCCATTGCCGATTGGTTGGTTCTTCAGGGTCGGGCATCAATGATCGATACTTGGCTGAACAATGTTAATTATGACGATAGTTGTATGCACGGTAGGGTGTTTACTTGCGGTGCAGCTACAAGACGCATGACGCATTCATCACCGAACACAGCCAACATACCTAAGGCCAAGGAAAAGGTTAAATACGGAATTAGGTGTCGTCAATTGTGGCAACCTACTTCTGACCGGATTGAGGTAGGCTATGACGCTAGCGGTCTTGAGTTGCGGATGTTTGCACAGTATTTGAATAACCCCCAAGCAACCGAACTGTACACTACCGGTGATCCTCATATGTTTAATACGCGTATGCTGGGTCTTCCCGATGAGTATCGTAATCTTACCGTAAAAAATTCTTTGTACTGCTACCTATACGGCGGCGGGGATGCTAAACTAGGTAAGACAACCAAGCCAGAACTTCAGGGCAGTGAGGCTTCTGAATACGGTAAGTGGGTCAGGGAGAAGTTGCTAACTGCTACTCCTGGGTTGTCGGGCCTAACCTCTGTTATCCAAAATGAATTTACCCATCAAGGTGGTATGTTAAAGACTATTGATGGGGGATTTGTTAGGTGCCCGTCTGTTCGAGCAGCACTTAATTACAAGCTTCAATCTGGTGGTGCTATCCTTATGAAAAAGGCGGCCATTATTCACCGGAATTTATTGAAAGAAAAAGGACTTGATGCGTGGATGATTGGCAATATTCACGATGAAATTCAACTTGATGTTAATCCCAGAGATGTAGATGAGGTGGGTAATACCGGTGTTCGATCCATTGAACTTGCCGGTGAAAGTCTTAATTGTCACGTTCCATTTACCGGTGAGTGGAAAAGTGGCAACAGTTGGGCGGAGTGCCATTGATGGCTTTAAAAAGCTATAAAGTTTTTACAGCTGATACTGGTGAATTGCTTATGGTTATTGTTTTGTTTGATTCTTTTTCACTAACCGAACTAAATCGATTGTTTAAAAATGGTATGAACGTTACTGTCGTTGATGAACGCTCTAAGCTAGTAAATAAAAATTATGTTGACAAACACCACTAATTAATATATAATACTATTATAGACTACAAATTTGCCAACATAGTTTAATTGGATCAGAATTCCGGTTTTGTACTCCGGAGATGGTGGTTCGAAGCCACCTGTTGGCTCCAAACAATAAAAACCAAAAGGAAAACAAACTGAATGCTAATTAGAGGCAAGGCCAAGTGGGCCAAGATTATCGGTGAACCGGCTTGGGGTTATAAGAACGCCCACAAGGAATGGTCTATTGATGTCTATATCGATGCAGACACCGAGAAGAAGCTGATTGCTGAAGGGCTAAAACCCAAGATTAAGGATAAGGGTGACGGTTCTTATATTTCATTTAAGCGTAGGGAACTGAAGCTTGACGGTACACCTAATCAACCTATTCGAGTGGTTGACCATCACGGCAATGCCTGGGACAACCGCAGGATCGGTAACGGTTCCGTCGTCAATGTTAACTTTGCAATTAATGAGTACGGAAAGGGTGAAAAGTCTGCTAACATCCTATCCCTTCAAGTGTGGGATTTGGTAGAATACTCGGGGGGTGAATTTCCGACCCGACAAGATGAAGACAGTGAAAACTGGGAAAAGGACGCAGCGTAATGTTCGTAACACTTCACTACAAGAACCATAAGCCGGTTCTAATTAATTCCGATTTTATCTCATCTATCCATCAGCATGAAAAGGGTGGTTGTACTGTTGAGACCGCCGAAGAAGTTTTTGAAGTGACCGAAAAGTTTGAATTTCTTGAATCTCTTTTTTCAGACGAGGTGATCTAATGTTTGTGGATATTGTGATTGTTGTGGTGGCTTTTGCTGCCGGGCTAATTGTTGGAGCCGCTAATTCGGTTTCCGTCGAATCCGCTCTTAAAGTTGTTGAAGAGGCTGAAGCTAAGGCTCAGACCGTTTTGAAGAACATTGCCACCAGTAAAGCTACTGTTGTCCAAACCGTAGTTACGACCCCGGCTGCGACTACAGTTTGACAGATGGCCCCGTGGACACCATCAAGTCTTCAACACTTGTTGAAGATATTTATAGGGTGGTGTCTGAAGGGGTAGAGGTCACTAAGGAACAAGCCGACGAGTTTGGCAGAACCCTTAGTGACCTCATTACCCAACGTCTTGTAGAGTCACAAAAGCCCAGGTCTTTTACACTTCGTATGTCTAATCTTGGTAAAGGGGCTAGACA